TATATTCTTGTTTTTTTTCCTTTGGTATATTGCTGTTATAATTAGTTTTTTCTTTATACTCTCTAACCTTTTGCTTAATTTCTTCTTTATGTGTTTCATAAAATTTTTTACTTCTTTTTGGTGCTGTATAATTTTTTAATTTATCTTTTAATATTTCAATTTCTTCTTTTAATTTTATATTCTCTTTAATAAGTTCCTCGTTATTCATTAAGGTAATATAATAAATTATTTTTATATAAGTTATATTATATAAAAATAGGCGTTTTAAATGTGCAAAGGTGTAAAAATTTTCTTAGCTCATTTTCATTTCTAAATTTGCTTTTAATTCTCGCTAATCCTTCATTGTGCGATTGTTTTCCATTTCTTTCAGAAACAATGAACCCTAAATGAACCAGACGATTATTCAATTCGTCACCGCCTTTCTTGTTCAAATATTCCTCTTTGCTAATTTGTTCTTTTTTACCATTGCTAAATTCCTTGTAATAATAATTACGCGAACCTCCATTTTGTAGTTGAATTCTCTTCTTCTTATACTCAACCATTTATATATTATATTTATAAAAAAAATGATGAAGTTAAAAATAGATTCTATAAATAAGAAAGTTTTCTATAAGAAATACTAATTTATAAAAAATGATTTAAAAATTTGTTAAACTTTAAAAAACAAAACAAAATTTTATGATCCAGCATCTCGTCGACCTGTTCACCAATTATTTCTATACTAACAAATATAATGACATTGACAACAATCAAATTGGAATACAAATCTCTCATTACCCTGAACCAAAAAACAGTCTAGCTAAGCAATCATTGCTTATGATTGGACTGCTCCCATATTGGAAGAAATTACTTATGATTTGTTTTGGATTATCAATGTTAGTATTTCCATATGTGTTAAACATTATGAATATTAAAATGATAAAAGGATTGGGTGATTATCGATTTACATTCTGTCTAGTAAGTATCTCACAAACTTTGCTTGATATTATCAAAGCAATTTTTATGATATCGATTGGAACTAAAATGGCGATCAAAAATTTAAACACGGAAGTTTTTAGATACTCCCTTCTATCAAAACAAACAACTTACAAATATTCGGCTTCCAAAACTATGGACCAAGATTTAAGAGATGCATCCAATGCAATAAATCGTTTTATTGAATGGGGATTGCAAGCTGTGGTTGGAGCATTTGGTTCAGTGCTATCTTGTTTCCTTATTTTGGTATCTATGAGCCCAGGATTCCAGGACTTAACTGCTATATTATTGTTAGTAATTTTATTCTTCGCTATTTTGCGACCAATCCAAAAGAAATTAACCGAGAAAATGGAGAAACAACAAAAAATATACCATAGAACAAAAGATTTACTAACATTTCGCTCAATTGAATTTCAAAACAAGGAATGCAAACCTGACGAGTATTTTCAAACGATTGGAGCACCATTTGAATATGGGATTCAAGTTGATACACTCTTCAATGTAGCCTATTATGTTATTAATTTAATGACCAATATTTTGATGTTTTTATACGCATATGCTTCGAATGATGATAGAAATTTTGCGGAGAAATACGTAGTTATTTCATCAATATCCGGTGCTGTTAGGGATATATCTCAATTTGGTAATCATTATCGTCGTTATTGTAATGAATATGATAAATATTTTACAATGTTCAAAGATGCAAATCTAAAATATGATGATATAATTCCTCGACAAGAAATTCCTCAAATCTTTGGAATATCTTCTATTCATATTTCAAGAGGAGCTCATACAGTTTCTTGTAATCAAACAATAATGGTAGAACAAGGTAAGCATTATCTCATTAAAGGTCCATCTGGATCAGGAAAGTCAACACTTTTGGATGCATTTTTAGGATACCTTCCTGGAATCGTCCTGAACAATGGTGTTAATATTCGCGCATATAATGAACAAATAGTAGTTCACCTGCAACATTCTGCTGCTACAAAATTAACAAATGTTTCTATATACGATGTTTTTAGATCAAATGATAGTGATCGCATTAGAGAGATGAATGAATTATTAATTCCCCGAAGTAAATTTGAAAGTATTTTGTCGAACATTGGAAGCAGTGATGTGACGATGGATCCTTTTGGAATATACATTGAGGATAAGCTAAGTGGAGGAGAAAAAACAAGGTTTTTTCTTGCGAGAACTTTATTCAAAGCGTTAAACATTGGAGCAAAAATAATTTTTTTGGATGAACCAGAAGATGGTCAAGATCCAGAATTACAAATTGAGAGCTTCAAAGTCATACATCGATTTGCTAAGATGAATAACATCACAGTTTTTTGGATTACTCATTTGAGAGAGAATGATTTGATAGATACTGGTATTAATTTCGATGGAGGATTGATTAAGATGACAATAGATGGAATAATTACATATTTATCATAGAAAATACAATTAGATTATAAATTTTAGCTGAAATGTTTATCGAATTCTTCCTTAAAAATTGGCTTCAAACTTTGTATAAAATACCACAATTTCTCATTTTTTTCAGGGTTACCCAATGTCAACAATCTTTTCTCAGATCCCTTTTCACCAGTGTATCTTACATTCAATCCATCCCTTCCTCCATTTTCTATTACTACTTCCTCCCACTCCAATGGAGAATTATTATTTCTATTATTACCCGGCTTTGTGAGATAACCAGCGACAATAAATGGCTTATCATAAACCTTAAAATCCTCCGCAAGAGGAGAGAAGAACAAAGTTAGTTTTTTTTGTGTATCTTTTGAAAATATAGATGGTGCTTTTTTAGTGATAGTACCTTCCCAAAAAGGGATATGGAAGGTATCTGATATTTTATTGTCACGACTTCCTGAATTTGTCCAATTTACAATGGAACTCTTCAATGAATTTAACCAAAAATTTTTAGCACGATTGTCCACTTTATTGTTGAAATTTTGCGACGTATTATTGGAATAACCACCTTTTTTAGATTTTTTTATATATTGTTCTTTTGTAACTCTTTCCTTCTTGCCATCATTGTTTATTTTGTAATAATAATAAAGAGTACCTCCAGATTGAAGTTGAATCTTTTTTTTCTTGTACTCAACCATTTATATATATAATTTTTATTTTATTTTTAACAATATCTGCTAAAAATCTTATTCTTAATTTCAAGTCATTAAAATATTTATTATATTTATAATTTTGTACAAAAAAGATCCCCTCTAATTTATACATAATTTTTGCTCTACAAATTGGGCAAGTATTTTTATCTTGATCCAATCTCCATTTTTTGATACAATTGAAATGAAAATCGTGATCACATTCAAGCTTCACAGTGCGAAGACGTTCATTGAATTTATCTTGACAAATTGCACATTCGCTTGATGGTTCACATCCTTCTTTCACATCGAGATGTGTTTTTGGCTTAAGGATTTTGAAAAACGTCAAAGACAGGCGAGAATCGTGGTAGCCCTTGAGCATCATCTTATTGAGCCTTTCTTCCATCTTCCAAGAAGTCTCCATTTTTTTCTCAAATGTTTGATTTACTGGTGTTTCCACCATCCAGACAAGATTTTTTTGCATGGCATCTCGAATGCAACAAAGTGTCCATTCAGAGTTAGAGATGCTATCTCTTGGACTTTTAACACGAGTTCCAATTGTTCCATCACTTCGTAGGATTAAGTTATTGCATAAAAAATCGCAATTGTTGAATGGAACTACTGTGTGTGGATCAACTTGTTGAGTGACAATATCAACTTGAATTGATTCTCCATTGTTTTTGACAAATGAGAAGCGATAGGTGCAGAAATGCTCACCACCATACAAATATTGTTTTTTCAAACTTCCAAAAATGCGACCAGTCATATCGAGTAATCCAATAACTTCCTTGCAAATATCTTCACTTGAAATGTAGAAGTCAAGATCATTTGGTTTTTCTCCAAGGAGAGTATCACGAATCCATCCTCCAAATGCAAAGTAATTGAAGGATGATTTTTTTGCAAATTTATCACACACTTTAAAAAGTACGTTGATGGGTTCATCTATTTGAGATGATATTTGAAGCTTAGAAGCATTCATGGAAATAGACATTCCTATATATATATAAACATATTTTGTATAAATTACTATCAATTTTTTTTAATTTTTGTATTGTTTTTTTCTCCGCGTATATAAATAGTAGGATGAAAAATTGTCAAAAACATAAGCCCACCGATATTATTTGTAAAAACAAATATGGAACCTATATTGTACCCCAATCACACAATAGACCAGTAACAAAAGCATTAAAGAAAGGAGATGTGTATGAGCCTAAAACAATTGAATTCATACTCAAAAATCATAATAATTCTAGTATAGTTACAGCTGGGACATACATTGGTGATTTTCTACCAGCTTTTGTTAATATTCCAAATGTGTATGCATTTGAACCTGTCTTAGAAAATTATATTTATGCAGGATTTAACAAAAAAATTAATAATTTAAAAAATATTACTTTAGAAAATTTATGTTTAAGTAATATTAACCAAGGACAAAAGATGGTTACCAAAATAAATAATGTTCCTTGTGGAGGAAGTTCTCGAATTTTATCAAATGCGCAAGAATCATCATCTAATGATGATACAATTGAGGAAGTAAATAGCATACAATTAGATGATTACATAGATCAAGATAAACATTCAATAAGTATTATACAATTGGATGTTGAAGGACATGAAACACAAGTTATCGAAGGTGCTCTTAAAACGATACAAAAAAATATGCCAATCATTATAGTTGAAACGAAACCTTTAAAAGACGTTGAAAATAAATTATTCGAATTAGGTTATGAGTATCATCGCGAAAAACTACATAGTAATCATATCTTGTTTATAAGAGAAAAACATAATCTAAAATTTTAGAATTATTCAGGACCAATTCCAACAAAATATTCACCACTTTTTTCATCAAAACTTAAACCACAAAAATCTGGCGCACAATCATTAATTACACTAAAAATATAAAATTTTCTATCACTGAAAGCACTATTTATTGCGGGATTACATATTCTTTTTACATTTTTTATGTATTATTATATTTTTTAGAAATTTTCTAAAAATTAATAAAAT